GGTGGCGGTGGCGCACAACACACGCCCGGCAGTACTGCCACGCTGACTCAGTCGCTCAGTTTACCCGTACCACCACCACCACCGACCAGTACTGCCTATTGGGTTCAGTTCACCGTATCAGGAAGAACGGCAGGGAGTGTATCAGTTCGACTTAGCAACGGCACAACCTACACGGTCAGCACTAACAACACGTTCACTTATCGGGTAACACCGACCACGTTTGGAACGGTGAACCTGACCTTTACCCCGACATCAGCCTTTGACGGAACGATTGATGATGTCAGTCTGTGGCTTAGTAACGAGGTGTGGGTTAACTTCCCCATCGCTACCAATCAGGCGAACACCGACATCGTATCGGGTAACTATGAGTTGTCCTTTGACATCACGGCTCAGTCAGACCCACGCAACGGGGTTGCTATTCAGATACTTGGACAATCGGAAGCGACTCAGTACTTCTATACCGTCGGCACACATACGATTGTGATCAATAACTACACACCTGGAGCGCAACAGGTCAGAATCATCGGTAACTTCTCAGGCGGTTCAATCGGAACGGTTGATATTGACAATGTATCAGCAGTTCGTATCGAACCCTTCGAGGCTACCTATGTATCTGAGTGCCTGAACTATGCCGAGTCACACGCCAGAACTAAGATCATGGTGGCGTACTGCGATCAGGAGTCTTTCGGATTTGAGTTTGCTAACACTGGTTTCAGGCTTCAGCAACGGGCGATTATCCGCAGTATCGCACCGACCTACCCGAAAGAAAAACAGATTATGAAGTCAGGCACAGGATCGGCACGGGTGGTGTATTCGGGCGTTGAAAAGTACTGGCAGTTGCACACTACCTATGCCTCCGAAACATTTCATGATGCACTTGCTATTATGATCGACTGCGATCACTTTGCTATCGGTGACGCTCAGGATGTGACTACGGAATACGTTGCTGAAGTGGAAGACTACACCCCTCAATGGGTGGCGGGTGGTCAGTTCGCACTTGCTCCTGCGGTTATCACACTACGGGTTAAGACGGACGGTCAGAAGTTTAATAGGCATACATAAAAAGAACGCCCCGATGGTGAGTCGTGGCGTATGTTATTTATTTACTGCTTTTATGTTTTATTTTACATAAAGAGCATAGCATTGATCCCATTTTGATGATTTTTTTAAATCGCTCATTCTTTCGCCAACAGGCTTTGACATATCCCAATTAAAAGTCTGCTTTGCAACTATTTTACATTTCAAGTCTTTAGTAGTTTGTAACCCCATTGGAGTTCCAACTACTCTATGGCACTTTACTTCTGTAAGCCACAAATCATGAGATATTTCATCAATAAATAATCCTTGAGCAAGAGCATAAGAATCGGATGCCCTCTGACCACTTAAATTTTGATCAGGTGCATAAGTAACCATCTCTAACTTACCTTTTTCGTTAATAAGGAAGTAACCCGTGTGTTTTGCTATTGTTGTCATACTGTTTGATTTTGATAGGGCAAATATACAACTGAATTTTATTCTGTCAAGTATTATTTTACTAAAATATTATAACTAACTGATTTTGTAGCCAATTATTTTCATTTTAGTAATATTCGTAGTGTTTTCGTAACTTTCTTACTAAATTGATTATCTTTGCAATTACCTAAAGCGCATTTGGTCTCCCCGACCACTTTAAAAAGGGACAATTCATTTGCCTTCCCTCGCTTGGCATCTTCAAAAAGCGGTTTAAATCAATACATTAAACTGTAATTAAAATGGCAAATTGTGCTGCTTACAACTGTGAGGACTTAGGCACTTTTGACAGTACTCTCGAACAATGTACTACCTACCGCAAAGGTGGTGTATCTCAGGTTATACTCATTGGCTGCGGTCAGACACTCGCTGACCCGACTGATGAGGCTGAAGTACAGGCACTCATTGACGGTGGTAACGCTTGGATTCTTGAGAACGTCAAAGTAGGCTTAGAAGCCCCCACACAGGAAACTCAAGACCCCGTCACTGCCTGTGGCTCTCCCATCGTAATCAATAACGTCTATACCGGAACTCTCTTCGCTGCTCAAGTTAATACGAACAATACTGAGTTCGTCAACAAGCTGATCGGAGGCTACGTTGTAGGTGGAATGATTATGAAGGTGTGCGATACCGCAGGACTGACAGACATCCAGGTGTTTGTTGACGCTGAGATCTCTTTCTCAGGTGGTCTTGTTATTCCTAACACTAACTCCGAGTACATCCGTTATGAGGTGAACTTTACCTTCAAGTCTAACGACCTCGCAGTTCAGACTGCTAACCCGATCTTCGGTTAATCTTCTCTTGCATGGGATCACGTGGGGTGCTGATGATGACATGGGGTGCAAGGGCATACGGCTATGCTGCTCATAACCTTGCTATGTCCATCCGTCATGTCAGCCCCTCGCTTCCCGTGACAATCATCTGTGATGATGAAACACGCAAAGGACTCAGGGATCTGACCCTATTCGATCAGATCATTCCGATGCAGTCAACCCCGTCCGACCCTGCTCTGATGAAGATGCAGGTGTACGACAAGTTGCCTTATGAGGAAACATTATTTATGGATGTGGATGGCTTAGTGCTTAATCCACTTGAACCACTTTTCGATGAATTGGCTAAAGGCGGTGACTACCGTTGCCACGTTCACGCTTGGTACGACCAAACCGCACCCGATAAGCTACCGATGATGGTATGGGCTGATCGGTCGGTCATTTGGTCACATTATAACTTCGACAACACACACAGGCTACCTGCAACACAGAGTAGCCTTCAGTATATCAGAAAGGGTGAGTTTTGCCGTGACCTGTTTGGTCGGATTCAGGCGAACTACTCCAACCGCATACCACTTGAACGGCTACGGTCTAAGTGGGGCGGTGGTCAGCCTGATGAACTTTACCTAAACATCACACTCGCTCAATTAGGCTATGACCCGTCAATACCTGACAACATTGTCTATTGGGGTGATTCGTTCAGTAGGACATGGGGCGAGGTTAAGGCGGGATATTATCTGCTGAGTATGTTCGGCACTGCTCAGAACATCAAGAAGCCCTATGTCATGGGTTATGACGGCACTCTCGCACCGCTTGGACGGGCGTATAAGTGGGACATGATCGCAGGGGCTAAGATCGCAAACAAGGCAACTAACACAAAGATGAAAAACAACGGACTCGGACGGGGTGCTTTTGCTAAACGTTTTTTCAAGGAGCAACCCAAACCAACCACACCCGTTAACGGATCGGTGTATCTGTTCACATCATATTACAAGGTTGACAACTCAGACCGTCAGAAAGAGTTGGACACTTGCATGATGGCGAATATCAATAATTCCATAATTTCAAAAATATACAATCTCGGAACTGAGTTCGATCACCCGAAAGTAGTTAACCTAACATACGACCGCCCGACCTATCAGGACTTCATTGAAGAGGCTAACATAGCAGGTGGGGAGTACACAATTATCGCTAACTCGGACATTTACTTTGACTCATCCATTAACTGGCTTGATAAGGTAGATATGACCGATTGCATGATAGCCCTCTGCCGTTACGATGTCAAGGGTGGCGGTGCTAAACTGTTTGCCTACTCACATTCACAAGACTCATGGATGTTCAAAGGTCGGATCCGTATCACGGGCGCAGACTACCCACTCGGAGTACCTGGTTGTGATAACCGATTTGCTTATGATGCGATGATGGCGGGTTACAGGTTATCGAACTGCGCTAAAGATATAAAGACATACCACCTTCACGAATCCAATCACCGCACCTATACTCAGGCAGATCGCTTGGTAGGAGGGTATCAGCCGATTGAGATCACATCGGTACTTGACATTGGTCAGGTGAAGCGGTTGTTACTCCATCAGCCGGGCAAGGTTGGGGATATTATCATCTGTTTGCCGATCGCCAAATGGTATTCCGACAGGGGATATAAAGTTGAATGGTTAGTCCAAAAAGAGTACCACACCCTGTTTAACTTCGTGCCGTATGTGACACCAGTTGAAAGGGCTGAAGGGTACTATGATAAGACCGTTGATCTTTCATTCGGACTTAACCACAAGTCACCATCACACCGCTTATGGCTATCACGGCAGAAACAATTGGATTCATTCGTAACACTGAAATATGAAATCGCTGAAGTTCCGTTATCTGAGATTGGTAGCCTTAATTACGAAAGGAACTACCAAAGGGAAGAAGAGTTATATCACTTGGTTATTGGTGATGCTTCGGGTGGTTACGCTCTTGTTCACAATGACTCTGATTATGGCACTGCTGCTGATGTACGCACTGATCTTCGTGTTGTTCAGTTTAGGAAGGTGGGTGACTACACTATATTCGACTGGCGCAAGGTCATTGAAAAGGCTGCGGAAATCCACGCCATCGACTCCTCCCTTGTCAACTTTGCGGACAGATGCGATATTACAGGTGATCTCCACTACTACGTTACCGACAAAGTCCCCAACCAGTGGGACAGAACCATACTCACCAAAAAATGGAACACCTATGAGCAAGTGGCACAAGTTTAAGATATTCACCCGTGACACTCAGCTTGAGTCAATGGGGGTGACTGGAGTAATCTCAGAGTCAAAGTTATGGATGGACTTATCAACCGTGTCAAGATTCTTTGATGCGGGAACGGCTAACGGCTATGATGTGATCAATATAGTTGATTACAACGGTGATGAGTTTGAAGTATTAGAGTCATTCAGTAACATGGAAAAGTTAATGTCAGATTATATCAACTCGTGAAAAAAGGGGATCTGTATAACATTAATATATCGGTTGAACACGAATCAATCCTTATTAGTGTTGTATCGCTATCGAGTGAACAGAAGTCTGAGCGTGTGGTGAACTGGCGCAATGAAGCCCATGTGGGTAATATAATTAGTGAAATGATTGCTAAAATGAAGCATGATGAGGATAGCAGAGGAGGTAGTTAAGCAAGGTATGGCTGCAGGTTCAGCGTTTATGGACGCTATCACCGATCTGATATGGACTGAGAAGCTGAAACGTATCATCGAAACAGGATCGTATCACGGAACAGGCACTACCCGTGCCATCCGTAACGGAATGACGGGAGGCGAAGATGTTTACTCAATCGAAGTCAACCCTGCTCATCATCGGATCGCTAAGAAGAATAACGCTGATTCAGGCATTAATTTCCTATTAGGAATATCCGTACCTAACTCCATGAAGCCTGTATCATCAACCTTCGATGTGCCTGATTGGGTCATCATAGACCATCAGCCCAATGTAAGGGATGGACTTTACACCCGTGAGATTATGTTCAATGTGCCTGATGATATGTTACGTTACGCCATGAGTAAGGTTGACTTTAGACCTGACCTTGTAATACTTGACTCAGCAGGTCACATGGGGCTGATTGAGTTCAAGCACCTGATGACGCTTGTACCTGATGATCATACATTCTACCTCGCACTCGATGATACTAACCACGTTAAGCACTATGACACTTTGCAAATTATACAAGCAGATGAAAGATTCACAGAGGTATTCTCTACTGATGAGAAATTTGGAAGCGTCATTGTCAAAGTATCCGGTCGTGGAGGTTTGGATGATGTATCGGACTTGCTATAACACCGACTTCATCGCTATGACTTGCGTTCTTTCTATGCACAAATTCACCTATCTCTGTAACTGATGAGGGTAGCCGTTACGATTATTTACAACGGGCTGCATCACCTTCAGCACAACGGGTTCACGGACTTTATGGTCAAGAACTTTGATTATTGGGCTGTTGTAGATGGGCTTAGTCAGGCGGGTGGTTCAACAAGGTGGTGTAATACCTTGAAGTTATCACCATCATCCACAGACGGCACGACTGAGTTCATGCGGGAGGTGGCAAGTAAGAATAAGCACGTTATGTTCTTTTCATCCAAAGTGCCTTTTAAGTCTAAGGATGAACAGGTGAACAAGGCGGTTGATATGATCCGCACTAAGGTAAAACGTGGATGGCTTTGGCAGGTGGATGTGGATGAACAATGGGAGATTGAAACGATTGAGAAGGCTGAGTCAACCCTGTTCTGGTCACCATGCTTACAGATGGCTTTTAAGTTCCGTCACTTCGTAGGTGATGGACTGATCGCTGAAGGTCGGTGGGGGTCAGGTTCGATATGCCGTCTGTTTCGTTGGCGTGGTCAGAAGTTCATCAGTCACGAACCGCCTTTAATGTTCAGAAGGGATAAGACGCTTGAATCGGAACTATCGTTTGATCATTACTCGTATTACTTCGAGAATGATGTTGCATTTAAGGAGAAATACTACAAAGGGTATCAGGGACTGCTTCAGAACTGGTATAAACTTCAGACGCTAAAGGAGTTCCCACAACCCGTATCAGTACTGCTACCACCAACGGCAGCAGGTTATGGAGATGACACTAAAATCATAAAGATATGAAGGCTTGTAAACCATGCGGAAGACCCCGCCCAAGACCAGGTAGATAAACCAACTAACACAACATAAGATGCTAACTATTAATCAGATTCAGGACATCGTTGAAGGTGTGCTGAAGATTGAAAAGAAAACCGACTTTGGTGACTTGCCTTTCATTAAGCGAAAGGAAACTAAGCACGAATACTATGAAGGCTACTGGCAGAACGTGGATGCTATGGAAGAAATCCGTGTTCACGCTATCAGAGGCACTTACCCATACCGACTGATCGAACACCGTGCGCCAAACATGACCGATGCCGAGCGTAGGTATGTAGAGATGAACTACAAGCAGATCACCCTACCCGTTGCAGTCGATTGGCAGAACACTATTAAACGTGCCTATGCTGACAATAACTGGGCTATAGAGTTCCCGAATGACGAAGGTCAGGAGGGTGGGTTCAGGTGGTATGTGGAGAAAGGACTGAAGAAGACTCAGATTAAAATGTCATGGGAGGAATACCAAAAGCAGGTTATTCCGCTTGTGTCGATGATTGACGCTATGGGTTACATAGTGGTCAAGCCTGAGTCCATACCTGTTGAAGAGGTCGATGGTCAGATGGTCATGTCATCCGATCTGCTTGAACCGATACCGCACTACTACTCCTGCGCTCAGTTACATTCATATGAGGACAATGAGTACTACTTGTTTCTGACCGATGAGAAGTCAATGGTCGAATACGGTAACACCCGTGTCCGTGAAGGGTTTGTTTACGAACTATACGATCAGACCGCTATCTACAAGATCATCCAAACGGGTCGTAAGTCAGATATGACATTCGATGTGGTTGAATACTACCGACACGACAGAGGCGAGATACCCGTTAAGGTGTTAGGTGGAATACCTGAATACCGTAACGGTGAGATCGCTTACGTTAGTCCGTTCAGTTACGTTGTTCCGGCACTTGATGAGGCGATCATTGACGCTAATATGCTCAGAGGTGTTAAGGCTACTACGATGTTTCCCTATCGTGTGATGACGGGTAACATCTGTGAGCATAAGATGGAACTCGGTGGTGAGATCAAATGTTGTGACGGGCGTGGTTGGTTCGATAACTATGAAACGGGAGTGCAGATGAAATGCCCTTCGTGTGGTGGGTCGGGCTTAAAAGATCGTATCAGTCCATACGGGGTGATGCTGATGAAGCCTGAACAACCTGGTGATCCAGGTGAACTGAAGGCATCACAACCTGCGATGTACTACGTTGCCCCATCGGTTGATGTGCCTCAGTTCACCCGTGATGAGGTGAATGCACATATCCGTGAGGCGAGGCGTGTGCTTCATATCCGTGACACATCCACTCAGGTACAAGGTGCTGAAGATATGACCGCTACGGGTATGGTGATAGATGAGAAGGCTTTGTATGCCTTTATTAAGCCTATCATAGATCAGCAGTTCGAGGTCGGTGAGTTTATCCTGTACTGGATAGGTATTGAGCGTTACGGTGAGCCACAGGAGTTCATCCTGACACCTCCGATAACCTTTGACTTCAAGACTGAATATGACTACCTGATGGAGATCAGTTTGGCTATTAAGAATGGTCTGCCTCCGTTTGTGGTGCATACGATTGTACTGAAGTATCTTAAGACTCTCTTTTACAATCAACTTGAATCAGCTTCAGCGTTCAACCTGATTGTTCAGTCTGACAGGCTCCTGACGATGGATGACGAAGAAGTGACTATGAAGTTAGCACGTGGCGTTATCTCTGATTGGGAAGTGGTGCTTCACGACTCAGCCGTTTCGTTTGTGATGGACTTGGTCAGAGAGAACCCGTCCTACTTCGATCAGGATATACAGGCTCAGATTGATCAGTTAGTGGCGAAGGCTCAGTCGGTTGCTGCATCATCAAGGGCATCACGACCTACCTCACCGCAATCATTAGTTAATGCAATAGCAAGTGGCTCAGCAACCTGATTTTTATAAGATAATCCTTGAAAAGAACGCCAACCTCGATGACATCCCCGATAAGTTTTTAACGGGGGTCAAGAGGTCGGAGAAGGAAATTTATGCGGGGTTAGTCGAACTACTCAATCAACTTGAAATAGTTGACGGGCGGTTTGCGGTGACTGAACAGAACATCCGACTGGCTGCTCAGATCAACGAGCAACTAAAGCAAGTGATGGTCGGTTCAGAGTACACCCGTGCGCTGACTGAGTTCGCCAAAGGTTTCGACACTCAGGCTGAGTTGAACATCACATACTTCGCTAAAGCCTTTGATGTCACGACCACCCCGACCGTGATCGCTGCGATAGTAGAGCAGTCCAAGCGTAATGCCGTTGACCTGCTGATCAACCGTGCTGCGGATAGCGAGTTTCTATACCCTATCCGTGACATCGTTGAAACGGCAGTGGTGAATAATCAGACCTTTGCTGAAACGCTATCAGGACTTCGGGAGTTTATCGAAGGGTCGGATGAGGTAGAGAGTCGGCTGATGCGGTACTCTCGATCCATCGCCTTAGATACCTTTGGGATTGCTGACAGGTCGGTGACGCAAGTGTATGCCAAAGAGTATGAATTTGAATGGTATCTATACTCAGGCGGTCGGATGAAGACCACACGGGCGTTCTGCCGTGAAAGGTACGGCAAGTATTTTCACATTAAAGAGATTGAGTTGTGGGGTGAGGGTCGCAAAACACCTGGATTTGAAACGCCACAGAAAGGATCATGGCAGGGGCGTAACGAGGAAACGAACAAGGACAACATCCTGACCTATGCCGGAGGTTACAACTGCAACCATACAATCATGCCCGTGTCGGTGTTTGCCGTGCCGTTGGATGATGTTAAACGGGCGGTTGAACTGGGGTACTATGAGCCTGATGACTTTGAGAGGCGGGAGTTAGGGCTGTAGTCCTTACGATTAAGAGCGATACAAGTCCTTTCATACAATACATAATGCAAGGTTTTCATTGCTTGAATCTGTATTCCTATTAACAAACTTTCCTCTTTATCCTTTTTTATACTTTTAGATTTCTTGAATCTCTCTAATTCATCAATCTTATCTCTAACATCACTCGTTTCCTTTAATAATTGTTCAAATGAATTATCCATATCTTATAAAATTTACATTAGATTAAAAAGCCCGACCTTACGGGGTCGGGCGTGACCAACTACAAACCTCAAACACTAATAGTCAAAATCCTCCGTATCATCACGCTTCTTTCCACGACCGACCCATGAGTCGATCAGTAACAGAACAAGTGCAGCGATAAACGCCAGTATCATTAAAGTAGTTCCCATGCAAGTGTGATTATAACTGACCAAGTGATTATGCTCAATGTCAGTAAGATTAGCCATATTTTACCCTGTTGTGATAGTTTCATACAATCAACCCTTTCTCTTTAGCCAACTTTTCAAATAGTATCTCCGCTGCTTCTGACTTACGGAATGGTCGACCTTCCTTAATGCGAAGTTCAGCCTGATAAATTTCAATAATATCTGACATTTCATTACTGACACAGATGTGAACAGTAACACACATGGCATCTTGTCGTTTTCTCGGCATAATTACGGGACTAAGTTAGACTAAGTTAGTCCAACATTCAAAATAAAATGTATTAATTTTGAACAAATTTATCAACAATCCATGAGAATCAATAAAGTAAAGATGTACCACCCGTGGAAGCGGGATGAGTATGGCGCACCTAAGATAGTGAGCGTCAACGCTAACACAGTTAAAAAGGGAACGGCTGAGAAACTTGGCTACACCCGTGTACCTACGCCCGAAGCACCGCCCGTACCCGTGCCGACACCCACTCCCGCACCCGCATCAAAGCCCAAAGTTACACCCGCACCCGTAGTGAAAGGAGGTGAAATCTAATGGAAGCAAAGGATATTCTCGGCTATCTCGGCATTGATGAGGTCAATTCACTCGATGACTTCAAAGCCAAACTACATGAAAAGTACCTGCCTGTTTCGGATGAAAAAGCAGCATACGATCGCTTTGTTAAACCTGCACTTGGTAAGCACTCCAATGTCGTTAAACAAAAGATGCTGAACCATGCCCGTGAACTGGGTGCTGAGTTTACCCTGTCTGAATTCGATGAACTTGACAATCTCGAAACTTTCAAGACATTGACTGATAAAGTGACGGGTAAATTCAAGTCAGAACTTGAAAGCCTGAAACAGAAAGCAGGAGCAAACGGTGATGATGTGGTCAAGGAATGGCAGGAGAAATTCGATAAGGCTCAGAAACGGGCATCGGAGGAAGAAAACCTGCGCAAACAGTTAGCATCTGAGTTTGAAACCTTTAAGGGTCATGCGCACAGTCAGGTTAAGGATGTTAAGCGTAACTACCTCCGAACCGATCTGATGTCTAAGATTAAGTTTAAGCCCAATATCACTGAACTTGAAAAGGAGGGCTTCAACTCTTACATCAGTTCCAACTACCGCCTTGACTTTGATGATCAGGAAAAGCCGATTGTCTTGGACGCTTCAGGTAACCGCATCCGATCTGAAAAGAAAGCGGATGAGTGGAAAGCACCTGAAGAAGTATTTGTCGAAGCAGCAAAAAAATTCAATATCTTTGCTGAGAATCCGCAGTCAGGTAAGCCCGTGCCACAGGGAGTCGGTCAGCCGACACCACAGGCAGGTCAACCCGCACGAACTCAGTACCAACCACCTGCACCAAGTGGAAAGCGTAGGGTGAACCCGATGTTTGATAATCTATTGTAATCGCTTCTGTTGTTTGTTTCTTTTCTCCGCCCCACCGTGTCGCTCCGGTGGGGTTTTTTTATTCAATTGACTTGCTACATTCAGTTATAATTGATTATCTTTGCAACCGATGTGCTTTAGGTCGCATCATTTGCCGTCACTCCTGGCATCTTTAAATGGGGTAATCTTATTTGGCTTCCCTGCCACTTGAATAGGGTTACATTTTAATCTTTAACCATTTAACTTTCACATACAAATGTCAACGTTTAATAACACTATAACGCCATGTCCTGCACTTCAGGAAGAACTGGTACGTTATTTCAACACCTGCCCTTCTACCCGAAGAGTGCAAACCCCTACCCTGATCTGGACTAACTCTCCAATCAATCGCTCCGGTATCTCTCAGTTGATTCAGCCCGTAACAGGCAAGAAAAGAACAGTTCAGCTGACCTATACACAACCTGCTCCCGTGTCCGATGTGACTGCAGTAGAGTCATGTGATAAGGTTTGTACCGCTACCACCGAGCAAGGTGACAACTACGCTACCTATACTATCGACTGCACTGACGGTCTTCGTATCGAGCGTAAAGTCAACCTCGCTGACTGGAATGAGTCATGCAAGTCAGATGGTACTATCATCTTCGACACCCTTGTTAATATGCTTGACGGTTTGATCCCTGCCGTTGCTGAGAAACAAGCTGCTGAACTGAACCCACTGCTGGGAACTTACTCCAATGCCGTAGATCCTTCATGGCTGACTGCTGATGACTTCCTTGAAGTTGCCACCAAAGATGCCAACGATAAGAATGATCCGGCTTGGTTCGAGCGTGTGAACGCTGCGAAGGTGCTGACTGGTTTCTGTGCCCCTACCCTGATCACAGGCGGTATCGACCTTTGGACTGCTTGGAGATTGCTTAACGTAGGATGCTGCACTCAGGATGGACTTGATGCTCTTGCCATCGCTGAACAGTTCGGTGAGGCAGTAGTTTATGACTACTATGTAGCACAGGAGTTCGGTAACAACGTATCATTGATGTTGCAGTCTAACTCTATCCAACTGCTGACTGCTACTTGGGGAAGACCTGCACTGGACATCTCAGGCTTTGCTGCTTTGGATATGACCTACCGCAACTACTTTGAAACCGTTGTCGCTGACCCTATCACTGGCATCCCTGTTGACCTTATCATCAAAGAGGATTGCGGTGACATCTCAATCATCATGACCGCTACCACTAAGACCGTTGGACTGCCTAACGATCTTTATCCTGCTGGTCATCCGATGGAAGGGGTTACTTTCGCTAACGGTATTCAGGTAACCAATCCTTAATCCGTATCAGTTTGTCTAATCCAATGGGATGGGGTCTGTAAACCCCATCCCTTATTAAAACTCCAATACAATGACAGACTGCTTTGATTCAATAGTAACACTTCGGGAATACTGCACTCCCGAAACACCATTTTCAGGGACTTACCTGAATGACATAGGACTTTCAAAGAAACAAATAGAAGACATCATAACGGGTGACTTCGCTACCGTGCGGTCGCTCGTAGAGGCTACCATCCGCACTGAAGCAAAGGCAATGGCAAGTGAAGTATATGGTTACTTCGCCAAGTCGATTAAGCCGAAGTCACTAATCGAAAACGGCAACACAGGATACCCTGCCAAGACAAAGGAACTACTGACCGCTTCGGGCGATGTGGTCGGAGTCAAGATAGACCTAAAGAATACGGCTAACTTCATGAACATTGAAGTCAAGTCGTTATCTCTTTTCTTAGGTTATACGGGCAATGTTACTATTCAGTTCATTGACCTTGACACGGATGAGGTGCTTAACACCTTGACCATCGCATCCACTTCAGGCGATGTGATTGAGCAGACTGTCAACAAACTATACGCATCATCCAAACGACCTCGCACACTTTTCATCGGTTACAATTCAACAGGCATTGCACCCTACCGCACCATCGCACGGGAGTCGGTCTGTTGTGGTAACTATGGAAGGTCAACACCATACACTCACATTCATGGGTGGAACTACACAACAGGTCAATCCGTTCAACACACATCAGGGCTTGGGCTTCAGTATTCACTCGCCTGTGATCAGTATGGTTGGTTGTGTCCGTTCAGTCGGACTTTGTCGCTTCCGTTGGCATACAAGGTCGCTGCTGAGATTTACCGCAGAGGGCTGATGGTATCGCCATCGGTTCGTTCTAACAACACGACTAACACTAACTCCGATTTGATGACTGCTAACATGAACTGGCATCTGATGAAGTACCAGGAAACATTCGGCAATATCATCAAATCGGTTCACCTACCTACATCATCCGTTTGCTATCAGTGTGATTCACCCGTTCGCCACGCTATTGTACTGCCATGACCGCTGAAGAGTTTGCTATATCCATCCGCAGAAAGATTGACCGACTTCAGTCGGATGATAAACCGTTGCGGGATGCTACGGCATCGGCTCATGGTCAGATGGCTCAGAGGATCTTTGATAAAGGTCAGGCAAGTGATGACAGTAACATCGGGTCGTATTCGACTAAGGATATTTGGATTAACCCTGATAAGACTGCAACCCGTAATAAGGGTGGATTTAATCCACTAAAAGGGAAAAACGGGAACACTGAGTTTAAGACCAATCCCTCCCGTGTCCGCAAGACATCATACTTTGAAGGTTGGAAGGGACTTAGGTCGGCTCAAGGTTTACCAACCGACAACGTAAACCTTAACTTCACCGGAGAGATGCGTTCTGACTTTTCACGTCCGATTGAAAACCTTGATCCGTTTAAGGTTGCTAACAACGAATATGTATTCAGATTCACGAAGCTGCCTGAACTGAATAATGACAAAGCACGGGGCAACGAGGCACACTTCAACAAAACAATATTCAAACTCTCAAAACAGGAACGTGACACCTTTTACCGTGTCGCTACGGCAGAGATCAGGAGGCTCTTAGAACAATGATTTTACAAGACGTACTATGTTCCGTAAAGGATGCACTGATTTCATCAGGACTGGTCAATAAGTTCTACGAATACTGCGAACTGATCAGGCGTGATGATCTGACCTTTCCCGCTTACTACATCGGAGGCGGTGAGAACATTCAGGTGCAGGACTTTGATGTGAACGGTGCGGGATATATCCGTAAGCGTGGTGGGGTATCTATTGCTGACTCACCTCTACCATCCGTTACCGCCTGTGATGATATTACCTTACTCCGTATCACATACCCGATGCGGATGGTGTTAGGTGTGCCGAAGTCGAACCTGCATGATTCACCGTTCTCGGATGATAGACTATTCTATGAGATTCTGCCAATACTTGACGCTGATTACACGGCAACAAATGTTCAGTCCGTTGATCTTAATGTCAGTTCTTATGATACAGATTCGCTTAATATTTGGTCGCAAGAGGTCAAGGGATTCGATTATCAGATGCACTTCCGATTGTCTTACATTGCTATTGATTTTGATATAGTGTTCACCGTTCAATCAGATTGTATTAACGAAGTTTGCTATGGGTATTAGAATAGGAAACCGCTGCTGCGGTCGGAATTACTTCATCGATAGTATCACGGGTGTGATACCCGATCTGTCATGTAAGGCTATCTGCGGAACTGTCACCGATCCTGCTGAATTACCTGACCCGCCAAGCGGTTGTGAGTTCTACTTGCTTTATGATGATGTTGCCCCTCGTATCAATACGGCTTTATACGAATGGAACGAATTAACTGGATGGAATTATCATGCGGACTTTCAATCTGTCCAAGATGTCAATGGCACATTTGAGGATTTTGAATATGAAGGACTTGACGGATGGCAAGTAATTGTTAATGGTGTATCTTATACAGGTGGATCTACAACTGTTGCATTTGACAACCCCGTGTACTACATCGAAGTAACTTTCGTTTCACCCGAAGGTTGCCGATACAACGTTGAACCTTTTGGGGAAGTGCCGTGTAGTTGGTATTGGGATGACGCTGACATATCAGGTGGGTTTGTCATCTATCCTGAAGGTGGTGCAGGTGTTACGTGTAACTCTAACCTTGACATTCAGACGCTTCAGGTAACTTATCCTTACCTTTCTATTATCTACTCAGGTTCGGCTTTCGTTGGTGGTTTTTACATATACGCACCTGCTTTGATTCTCTCTAACTGGGAAATTGACTACGGATCAGGTCAAGTACCGATGACTTGGTTAGCGACCGCACCCGCTTGTCCTGAACAGGAGTTCCGATGCTATGAGTTTACTCTTGACATTGACCTTGTGACCTATCCTGATGCGATTCTGTATAGCATCAACGGGCTTGGAGTTCAAGCACCGTTATCATCTAACCTGTTGACTGATGAGGCTAATCTTGAAACATCTCTGAATGAATATCTATCATCGGTGTTTGGTGGAGTAATTACTACTAATGCCTCATACGATGGTACAACCTATACTATTCAGGTTTATAATGTGCCGTTTTATTCAGTTACTCCAAACATTGCACTCGATTCTATTGAAATTGAAAAAGCACCATTTGATTACTCTACAATGACACGAACCCAAATAACCTGCTCATAAATATGCAATACGACCTCACCAACGCCCGACTGTGGTTCAGGGATACGCTTCCCACCACCCGACCATCATCATTCTACCAACTCCGTGACCTGATGGTACTCGATAACGGAGATACCTTTATTTGGAATAACTCTTGGGAAAAAGTCACGAACCCAATTCTAACCGCTTCAGGTGGTACTGGTACTCCAGGCACACCCGGTCAGGACGGCAAGGATGCAACCGTCACAGTAGGAACAGTCACCGTCACAACGCTCGCTGCGGGATCTCCTGCAACGGTTCAAGTGACGGACACGAACCCTGACCCAAATGTGGCTACCCTTAACTTCAACTTCGGCATACCGCAAGGAGCAAAGGGTGATACGGGCGCACCTGGTTCAGGCGGTTCAGGTACGGTAGTCGGTTCGCCTGGTCGCATCTATGTGACCCCAAACGGGTCGGATGATACTGCTAACCTTCAGGCGGCACTGAACGAACAGAAAACAACGGGCAAAAAGATCGAACTCGCAGGGACTTACAAGTTATCATCAGGGCTGACCATCGCACCCGATCACCTTTATACCAACATAGAAGGGTGGGCTAAACTACAAGCCATAAACCAAACACCGTTCACCTTCTTCTCATCACCCGTCCCTACCGACACCGCACAAGCGGAAGGTCAGTACACTCAGCGTAAGATTAAGATGTCTAACCTTATTCTTCAAGGGTGGGGAAAGCAACAGACAGGTATTGACCTATTTGCTTGGGAAGGTGCTAAATTCGAGCAGATATGGGGCGGTGAAATGAAGCGGTTCATGGATGTTACCTTCGGGCTACGAACTATCATTGAAGAATGCGAGGCTAACGGTTGTACAGATGGTTTCATAGTTCGTTCAGGTCAGGGTCGTTGGGCTAATGCTACCACATCCAACTCATGCAGTAACGGCACAACCCTATCCCATTGCCGTGTCTATTGTGCGGGTACTAACATCGGCATCGGTATCTATGACGCTTCAGGTTGTGTCATCGACTACCCCGTTGTTGAAGGTGGGTCAGTCAACAGAGGCATCGACTATGCTTCCATGTCACCTACTTCGACTGGTCTTAAACTATACCGCTACCACTTTGAATGTAACGGCACGGTGTCGGATGCTCAAGTAGTGATCCGTTCCTCCACTATGACCCATGTACTCGATGCCCCTCAGTTCGGTGTCAACGGTGCTTGTGTCCGTGTTGAAGGTGGTGGCTATCCGCAAATCGTCATCCGTGACATATCATCAGGACGATTCCCCGCAGGTGCTAACAAGTTCCGTCACATGGCTGGTGCTTCATGGCAGTTTGAGAACTGCGATGATCCGCTTCGTTCATTTGCCTCTGTTCTGAGTAACTTCGATCAGGGTGTTGTGACGCTTCGTGAGGCTTGTGGATTCAATGCCGGAGCGAATGCCATCTGTGTTAAACCCGTTTCAAGATAATATTACAGGCAATTACCCCCGATGCCTATTCTGCCCATGATTAAGAATATGTCAAAAGACCAAAGCACCGCTATCTACCGATGGATCATCGGGGGAATGATAGCAACTATCGCCTACTTCGCTATGAAGATAGACCGCAAAGTAGATGTAATGTATGAGAGCCACGTTCAGCAACACCTGATTGATCGTGAACAGACCTCACGCATTGAACGGGTAGAGTTAGATGTAGAGTCTATCCGCAGACACCCTGCTTTCATATCAGCCACACGGTCATCAACTTTGTTTAATCAAAATTAATGAACCTGACCCTCATACGAAGGTCATTCAACCGACACGAAACAATCGGTGAACTGCTGATTGACGGGGAGTTCTTTTGTTATACGCTTGAAGATCGTGACAGGGGATTGGATCAGTCGCAACCGACCGATACAATCCGTCAGATAAAAGTTCAGAACCACACGGCTATACCTATGGGTGTTTATCCCGTTAAAATGACCTACTCGCCCCGATTCAGGACTATGCTTCCTGAGTTGTTAGGTGTCAAAGGGTTCAGAGGTATCAGGGTTCATTCAGGCAATCATCACCTGCATACGGAAGGCTGCATCCTACTTGGCATGAGCCGTGATGCTCATAATGTGTTGAACTCCCGTAAAGCGATGGGATTGTTTATGTCAAAGTTTAACGAACCTTGCCAAATACAGATAATTCGTGGTTAACAGACCTACACTCGCTGACAGGAACAATAATCCTGGCAACCTCCGTTTCGCAGGTCAGACGAATGCGGTGTTAGGAGATAAGGGGTTCGCTCGGTTTCCTACGCCACAGGATGGGTTCAACGCCCTTAAAAGGCAGGTAGTGTTGGATGCGAAACGGTCACTTACTGCGGCTCAGTTCATTTTTAAGTACGCCCCGCCAAACGAGAATAATACCAACGGATATTTAAAGTTTTTCTGCCATCACTTGTTATGCACACCCGACACGCCTTTGAAAATCATAGTATCAAAAAACGGGTTGACACGGGTTGCTCATGTTATCTCGATGCAGGAGGACTTCAAGTACTACGACAGAGTTATCAGACACCTTAGATGAAACCATTCAGATGGCTACACGAATCAGTAAAGGGTAGGGATGGTAAGTTCAGTTTTCAAAGGATTACCATCTTTGCGTTTACGGCTATGTTTGTGGTCACTTGGTTTTTTCAGTTGTTCTTCAGTTATGTCCTTGATAGTATCACCCTGACCGTTATCGCCATCGTTATACTGGTCGGATGGGGTATATTAAAAGCTGAACACATCGTAGCAATCCTCAAGCGTCCTGACCCTAACTACTATTCAGATGACATCTATCAGACCAACAGAAGGACGGAGGACTTGACCGACATAGACGCTGATGACACAACCATTCAATAGCATGAAACCCTACCTCCACATCCTATACATCCTTCTCGGATTCGCAGTACTCGGCATCGGCTTGTATGTCTACAAAGACATCAGACGGCATCCTTTCGGTCAGCCCACTACGGTGATCAGGGACACTACCTACCTCCCACCGATTACCGTGAATGTCCCGCCATCTAAGACCCCGCAGGTCATCATTCAGCCCATTCCGGCTTCGATTGATACGTCCGAGATTCTCAGGGCTTATTTCGCTCAGGTGAATTATAATGATTCGATTCATACGGATTCTGTTTCTATTTGGCTTAGTGAGTCTGTTAGTCGTAATATGATCCAGTCACGGGACATCAGATGGCGGTTGAATATCCCCGTGCAGACAGTAACAGAATACCACACATCGGTCAGGTCGGGGTTGGTGTACGGTGGGGTGGCTAATGTCAACCGCCAGGATATTGTGTTCTCAGTCGGTGGTGGCTATCGGTTCAAGTCAGGGTCGGTTGTCTTTGGCACAATCGGAACTGATCGGTCGGTTAGTGTCGGGTGGATGGGGTCAGTGCGGAGGGGTCAGTAACCACTCTCCCCACCCCAGTCACTAACATCTACCATCTGAATATTGATACGTTTAGATGTCTGTTGTAACCACCACCCCACACGGCTGATCTCATGATATATCAAGTTGCGTTCACTACGGGTCAACATCTCATCAGAATAAAGCAGGTTGTTTAGTTCGCTCCGGTACTTGTGGATTCGTGACCATTGGTTAAGTAAATTGTTTTTCATAGTTTTCAATTATTTTAATGATCTCATCGGTAATCTGTGAATGTGATTTATCCTTTTGTGCCATCACTTCACGCACCTGATCTAAAAGAGTCATTGTTGCCATTACTTCGATACAATATCACACACATTAACACTCAGGCACTTGGCTATCTTTTTCAACTGCTTGAAACTGATCACCTCCGCCCGTGTGATGTGGTAATAGTTCTGACGGGTAGTGCCGATTGATTCCGCCACCTCACCGATGCTCTTACCCTTCTGACGGGCTAAATACTTAATCTTCAAATGTAAACTCATTGTGCTTCCTCCCATTCTTTGATTGTTCTGCGGATGTCACGTGATTCGATTGAATCCCATTTTGACCATTCAAGTTTATCCCTGAAGGTCGATTCGTCTATGCCAGTTGCCATCAGCAGGTTCTTTAGATTGCCACCTTGTTCAAGGTAGGCGTGGATTAGTTCGGTTGTTTTGTTCATAGGTGTTCTTATAGGATGTTCGTGTTAGTAAACTTAGGCACAATCTCATTGACCCACTCGCCTCGCCTTGCCATCTTGCTATATTCCACCGCCATCTTTCCGGCTGCATCCCTTAACTCCTTTCGCTTTGGTGAGCCGTGACGCTTGTATTCGTTCTGACTCTTGCAGTGGCACTTCCCGCACCAAAACTTACCGTCCACCTCCGTCACGGAGCAGTAGAATAGCATCCCTTCGTGGGTGATCTCCCAATAGTGTTCACTTGATAGGTGTATGTTCATCGGTTGTGTTGTTTGATTAAGTAATCACCCCATTGACTAGCCATAGCGTTGGCGATACCTGGGAATGTTTTTGATCGTACTTTAGCCCGTTCACTTGGCGGTAAATTTAATGCCTGTGCATACCAAAGTGGTTGTTTCTTTGTTTTACCCGTCTTGCCATCAATCCATTCAAAAAACTCGCCCTTATCCGTATGTGTAACTGTTTGGTCAAATAAATTAGGGGCTGAGTTATGATACAGATGAGGTAGGTTCTTTAGCCATAGGCAGGTTGTTTTCTGAGCCTTATCACCAAAATAATAAGGTTGAATGACCTGATCGGGTTTCCTGTAAAGTTTACTCATAATACCAACCGGATTCTCAACCGCTATTCTTTCAATCGGTGCATTAATCATAGCCATAAAGAAATCAATACCTTCCTGTTGTCTTCCGTCTTTTCGCTTCTGTTCAAACCAGGCAGCACCACTAACCGCAAGATGTGTACACGGAGGAAAGGCGATCATGCAATCCCACCCGTCATTAATAATGTCAAACACACTGCATTGAAAGTGCTTTGCGTTTGGGTTTCGGTTAGGTTGAAGGTCACAACTCCAGGCATCAAAACCCATAGCCTCAAACCTTGAACGAACTTCGTCTGATTCCTCACAAGCCACAAGCACACGGATAGGTCGGTTCATCTCATCATCGTTAGCACCAACACCAACAGAAGTGCCACGCCAATGCAAACACTGGCGATGACATCTTCTATATCGGTGCGGTTAGGGTTAGACATTAGAAGGGAAGTGGATCGTTGGTTGACTGAACGTTGGCAGCCGTCTGTCCCTGACCGACCACTTCCCACTTCCAAGCCTTGACATCGGTGTACCAACGCTCGTTGTACTCACGGGACTCGATGTTGATTGACACCTCGATGTCTGTGCCTGGTTGAACCGACTGAAGCGCATCCACCTTGTCACCCATCACCGTACACATGACGGTCTTCTCGTAATCGCCATCCTTGTAGTTTAGCACTACGCCTGACTTTTTCCATTCCTTACCGTTTGCGCTTGTGCCTGTTTGGGTCGGCAACACCTGTACTACTTTACCTTGAATTTTCATTTTTATTTAGTTTTAGTTTACGTTTAATCTTATAAATTGTGTTTATGTAAAGACCCGTTTTTTCAGATAACTCTCTACCTTTTAAATGAATGTTACGTTCAATGAACTGAATTATAAGTGGCGGAGTTTTTAAATCACGGTACTTCTCCTTTGGTTTAGGCAGTCCGAAACGCTTCCGTAACTTCCATACATACACTCTACTTAATCCGGTCATCTGCGCTAACCTTGCATCGGATAGGTGGGCGTTGGCGGTGATGAGGCGTAGGGTGGCACTCATCAGAACCATATCTCCTCCTTGTACTTGTTTAGTTTAGTTACGAACTTATCAACCATCGCCCACGCATCGTCAATCTCAAGCCTTAACTCCGCCCGTGTCACTCGCTTCACCCATATCGGTTTGCGCTCTAAACGGGGGTCAAAACTAATGAAATCTAACCATTGTAGTTTGTCATGGACTAAAAAATATTGTAAGACTTGGGGCTTGTATTCTGCCGGTATCACACCCATCCTGATATAACGCACATGGGTCTTCGTCTTAGGACATTTGACCTCAACCGCACCATCATCGCCCACAAGTCCATCAGGGCTGACGGTCAACAGGTCGTAACGCTCTGACTGAAGCATACCGACACGGGTGACTGATACGCCCGTCATCGACTCATACTGCTCAATCGCTTGTGCTTCATGGTCTGTTCCCCATTCCATTTCAGGACTTGTGTAGTCATCCGCTTCGTAGTAGCCTAACTCCTGCTCGGCTATTAGTTCGTCAATCAGGCTGAGATTATCAGACTTTACCAGTTGCTTCATGCGTGATGACGTGATCTTGCCACACCGAAGCTGATGCCATTCGGGTGTGCCTTGTGTAACCTGGTGGATGATCATGGCTTCATTTCTCCTTCCTGTTCAGTATATTGTCTTTCTGTAGGCCACTTAAGTCCGTACCAATTATCCTTACATGGAAACATCATATCATTATATGAGTATTTGTGATAAGAATGCCAGTTACGTTTATCAATCCACTTCATTCTTATTCTGTAAATTTTTTGGTTTCTTATTAGTTGATATAAACAATATAAAGCAGTTATAAATAATATGATTATTATTATCTTTAGTAGAATCGTTATTATAATCATTTAGCCACCTCCCCCTTCCTCGCATCCTTCGCCTTAACGACATCAGCGTGTGCTTGTTCTGCTTTGGTCAGTCCCGAATACACCGCCTTTAACTCCTCAAGTGTGGTCGTGGCGGTGATCTTGGCGATGGCGGTGGTGGGGTCAACGGGCGCAGGTGTAGCCTGAACATGACCAATCGGATAAACTGTGTACGGGGTTCGCTTTGCCTTAGTGACTGATAGGGCAATCGTAAATGGCTTCTCCAGGTCGCTCATGTGACTGATACGGATGCCACCGACTGCAATGCCTCCGAACTTAACGGACGGATCTCCGTACAAGGTTATTGTTCTGCCCACATAGTTATCAGCGTTTGTACCCCACACGCTGACCAATACCCTACGCATTGAAAGGCATGGTTTGTAAGGCTTACCGTTATCGCCTTCGTAGTTGATGGTGACTGGCTGATCTTTGCTTTCTAACTTTGTCACCTTAGTGACTTTGATGGTGATACTCCCCTTTCCGATGAAGTCATCGTAGTTAAGTTGGTCTGACTTCGGGGTAATTGTTGATGTGAGGTCTGTCATTGTAGTTGTTGTTTTATTGTTTGAAATCTCTCTAATAGTCTGGTATACGCCCGTTGCTTGATGTCGATCTTATGCCTCCACTCATCATGTCTGTTAAACACATTAACATAGTGGAATGGGTTACTCATATCATCGGTCGCTTGGCTGATCTGAGTACTCAATACATCCATCAGTTCAGACAGGTCGTATAACTGCTGACAGAGGGCGGTGCGGCGGCTAATCATACTCCAGTTCCTCCTTTCCTACCAACTCACCGACCTCAAACCTCACCGCTGATGGTAACACATCGAACTGAACGGGATTTGAATCTTCGTCCTCACAACGCCATGATGTGATGCGGTGGGTGGTTTCAGTGCAACCTGATGTATCGTAGGTGTCTTCGTATAGATATGATTTGATGCGGACATCAACGAAGAATGTAAGGCTACCTGCTTCGATCTCGTATGTTACTTCGTGGTCGGCTACTCTCATGGTTTAACGGTTTTAGTGCGGGTTCGTAACACTCTCTGTTGGTATTGCTCCGGTGTGTAACCATCAGTCATCGCACGATGCGCTGATAGACGGTCGGCAAGGGAGTTGTTAATGTAGCCCCTTATTTGGTAGTCGTGTTCTACCTTGACGGGATGACCTTTGATGATCGCCCTGTTCATGTCTTCGATGTGGAGGGTCATTTGAATCGTAGTGTTTGGTGTAACTTATTAACTTCCTGTTGCCACAACTGCTGATAGTACGCTCGTTGTTCAGGGTGTGCATCGGCTTGTTTGGCATAGTGTGCCATTGCCGAGCGGATTTGTTGGAGGTGGAGTGAGAGGTGCATATCTGTGTGTTAAGAATTATAAAACTTAGCAAGATATGCCTTTCCTTCTTCTGATCGCATAAATTTAATTTCACCCCAAGACTGCCTTGCTGCCTTATTTAACTGTGCTTTAGTTTGCCAATCTAATGTTGAATGAAAATATACATTTCGCATATAATCTTCAATTTCATTTAAATCAGTTAAGTTAGTTACTGATGTGGCTTTACTAATTAAATCTTGGTAGTGTGTCATTTTGTTTGTGTTTGTTTCGGCAAATATACACCCATTTTCCCACTTGTCAAGTGGTATTGTACAAATAATTTATAAAGTGCTGATATTGTAGGGGATAATTTTACGTTAGTCTTGTGCTGTTATACTGCTGTTACAGGTACATTGGTGGTCGGTCTTCGCTCTACCCGTACAACTCCTTTTCGCCAAGCACCTTACCATTCATCACCTTGTACTGTCGCATCATGAACCGCCCGTCAGATGATAACTCCACCACCCCGAAGCCTTGATTACCGTTGCCGTGAGGGTTGTAGTCAGGGTGAAGGTCAGCCAAACACGGATTAACCCACACCGCATGAACCTTATCGTCAAGGGATCGCTTACTCGCCTCCATCGCCCTATGAAAATGACCCACAACAAGGTTCACCCCATGCTTATCCAGTAACTTCTGCGCCACGTTCATACCGCCTCCCACGCCTAATCTGTGACCGTGATGGATGTATAACTCGCCAATCTTACCCAATCGCTCCTCTGCTATCCATTCAATCTTGTGCGCCTCCAGTTCCAATCGCTCCTGAAAAATATAGTCACCATCCAATTGAACTGCCTGACGAACGATAAACTGAGTGAACCATTGCTCGTGATTGCCTTCAAAGTAAACAATCGGAATGTCAGGAAACAATACCCTCAATGACCTGATATAAGCCCGTCCAACCTCCAATTCCTCACGCCATGTATATCTCAGCTTCTTTCTCAAAGCGTGACGGGTCAGGTTACCTGTGTCCATGATGTCACCAAGAAGAATTAGGCAGTCAATGTTCTCTTTCTTTAGGTAACTATGAGCAGCCAATACCGCACTCCTGTCATGTATCGGGAAGTGGATGTCCGACACTATCCCGAACTTATTGCCGTACCCATCCAACTTAATCGGGGCTTGGTAGTTTGAGTAGGTATCAGGTACATCAAACATCATCTTTTTGATGTCGATCTCTTCGGGATCAGGTGGTGCAATACCAAGCGGATCGAGGTCAAGCGGGTCGTTCTTAACCACAAAAACACTGGATGTCTCCCGTCTGTTGTCTGCCATTTGTCCGATGATTTCGGATAGTTCGGGTTGCTCCTTAGTTCGAACAATTCCGCCCCTCCTATAAATAGTAATCCACTTCTTATAAGTTTCCCATGAAAAACCCGTGTCAGGTAGTGACTTTTGCATCAAGTCAGCTACCATATCGTTGGTGATGCGTACACCTTGTTTCAGTAACTCTGATTCGGCTGACACTAAGTTAGCATCGCACCATTGAATCACTAACTCTTTACAGGTCTTTGGTTTCATAAGTAAGTATTTAACTCATCCATCAGCCAACTCATCATATAGGCATAACTTTCCTCTGTGTCAATAGTCAGTGGCGTTCCAATGTAACGGAAGTGACGGGCGATGATGTGGATTAGTTCGTGGGCAATCGTTCCAACCTTCACGGGCGGATGGCGTAGGACTAAGCAGTAATGACCAGGCAACACCTCATCCACTTCAAACGTACACGCCTCGTCTGAGTCGCTCAGTTCAAAGTGATCCGGTTCAAACACGATACCCTTGACACGACTGCTTGACTTCACCTTGTTCATTTTCTCGGCTATGTCACTTGGTGCATAGTCAACAAAAACGTGCAAGACAAACGGGCGTTCCTTGTGGCTGAAGCGTTTGTAGCGAGGCATTACTTAATGTATTCGACTGTTACATTATTTAATGAATAGTGTTTTAATATTCGGTATTTAGCCTCTTGAATCTCACTTAAAACACTATAAGTATCAAAAGCTGCATCACCCAAAGTATTTATAGTATTCCAGCCCCATAACATACCTGCTACCTGTGGCTCATAGATTGTCCACATTGGAGGTATGCGATGTGTGACCTTTATCCTATAATTACCGGAATCAATCAGATGCTTGACTATTTTCTCATCTTCCTCAGTCAGATTGTAGTGATTCATCTTTTTAGATTTTATAAGACGCTTCAGCGGTAGGGGCATTGTACAGGCTTGTTTCACAAAATTAGGCACAAATCCCCATTAATGATATATCAATGTGTTAATTTTGCACAATTCATTGTTGAAAACTTTATTTGACATTATTGCTTCAGGTATTTTACCTTAGCCGCCCGTGAACACCTACCGCATCATATCACCATCAGGCGTGACACACACCGTCACCGCTGAAACTCACTACATAGCAATACAACAGGTAATTCAATATGACTCAGGACGATACAACTCAGCCCAATACTTCGCAATCAATCCGCATCTGGTCAGCGGAATTAGACAAAGAACTCAACGTGATCATCATCAAATCATTAGCCCATTACCAAGACGGTAAGATAACCGTAATCAAACCATGTCAGACAACACTTGAAAAGTTGATGGATGTAATGGTAGAACTTTAGTATATTTGCAGATCGGGAAAAGTTCGACAATCCCAAATCAGATCTTCACAACCAACCCTGACGGGGTGGATCTTAACGGCATCAGGCAGTCGAACGCCTTCCCACCGATTAAGTGAAACTCCGTCAGGGTTTTTAAATTAAAATAATGGAAAAAGAATTAGTTGATCAATTTGTAGGAAAATTTGGTAATTTTTTCGATATAAAAAGAGAGGTATGGGATGACTCACATAAAAATAGGATTGATATGGTTCTAAGTTTAAAAAATAATAATTATATTAAATTTGGAATTGAAGCAAAATATCATGATAAAAAAAGAGGTAGTGAAGTCGGTAAGACAATTCTTCAAGCAAACAGATATTCAGTTTCAACATTTGATGGTGACAGATTAATAATTTTATTAATTCCATCAATATCAAGAAATGTTTTTGAAACTATTGATAAGGATCTTTATTATAATTATAACAATCAAAGTTATTATAAAATAAGGCATACTGAAGGTTGTACCCATCATACTTTTAATGGTTTTTTGGGTGCTTTAAATATTGGTGAAGTCATAAAAATAAACAACTCAGATACTGCTTTTATTTTTTCAAATTATACATTATGGTCTATTTTAGGTGGATTGCACCTGACTAACTATAATAAAATAAATCAATCTATAAAATCATGGTCATGGTAAAAACCACCTCTGCCGAAATAAAATTCCAATACTACAAGGCTAACATCAAGGACTCCACACCCATTGGATTCGTTACCCTTGACCAATTCTTTCAGGCTATCAAAGACCCAAAGCCCGAAATCAAAGAAGTATTCAATCAGATTAAACTGGCTGAACTATCCGGTGACATGGAACTGAAAGCGAAACTAAAGACATCACTTTATTCATTCACTCCTGCCGTGATAGTGTCCGATAAACGGTGCTACTCATCCATAACTCAGTTCACCGGACTGATGCCACTTGACTTCGATCATCTAACACAATCTGAAGCGCAGGAACTAAAGGAGCATCTGTTTAATGACTACCCATTTATCATCGGCTCATGGCTATCCGCTTCAAAGTGTGGGGTCAGGGCTTTAGTCAACATACCTCAGTGCGAATCCGTAGATGAATACAAACAATACTTTGACGGCATTCAACACCTATCTGACTTAGGTAAATATAAGAACTTTGACATTGCTCCTAAAAATGCAGTACTGCCACTTTTTTTATCCTATGACCCTGACATTTACTACGGTGACTGCCTTATTAAATGGGAGCAAAAGTACAAGCCAGTCATACCACCTAAGAAAGTTCAATACAAATACGATTCCAACCCGTCACGGGTTTACCGTGTGATCGAATCGGCTATTGATAAGATAACAAACAACGGACATCCGCAATTAAGAGCAGCTTCATTTGCATTAGGTGGTTACATCGGTGCAGGTTACATAGCGTTTGATGATGCTCTTGACATAATATTTAACCTCATTGAATCCAATCAGTACCTATCCCAAAAGCCAAAAGTCTATAAAAAGACCGCTGAAACAATGATTAAAAAAGGTATTCAAAACCCACTTTACCTATGAAGCACAAATTTATCAAACCTGAACACGACATTGACCTCAATGCCGTTGACTACTGGAACTTGCACCATACCTGGCAGGAGTGCTTCGATGGGGTTAAAAACCTTGAATGGATAAATGATAAGACCATTGTCAACCATAAGTCAGGCAAGGAGTCATTCTCTATTAAAGGGGATATGCTTGTGGTGACTGGTAACAATGAACTCGGACTACCCGTTGATAAGAAGTATACCAAGTTTATGCTACTATCACGGGTTAAGTTCAAGTCCAACCACCGTGCCTGTATCACATGGGTCGAACATAAGTTCCTTCACGCTCATATACCTTATATAAGGGTGGGTACTGATTACTTTAAGATTATCAACAAAACAGACCGATACGGCATAGTCCGTAAGGTGATTAAAGGATGGAAGAAAGAAACCATCAAAGAAGACCATACCAACACCTTATTAAAGATCCTTCCTGCATTTGATGACTTTATCATAGAACCTGATAACTCAAAGTTTGAGCAGGTCATTGACTCCTGTTACAACCTTTACTCACCTTTCAGCCACATACCGCACGAAGCTGATGTTAATGAAACTCAGATACCGGTATCAATGAACCTACTTCGACACATATTCGGTAATCAAATTCAGATGGGGATTCAGTACATCAAAATACTCTATGAACGACCACGCCAACCTCTTCCAATACTTTGCCTTGTTTCAAGGGAGCGTCAGACGGGTAAGACTACATTCCTCAACTGGATGCAGATTATTTTCGGGGATAACTTTACTCAGATTAATCCGGAAGACCTAAACTCGCAATTCAACTCCATCTACGCCACAAAAAACATCATAGCACTGGATGAAACCGTAATTGATAAATCCCATGCGGTTGAAAAACTAAAGTCAATCGCTACGGCTAAGACTATATCTGTCAATCAGAAGTTTGTGGCTAATTACTCCATCCCATTCTATGGTAAGGTCATTATCTGCACCAATAAAGAAAAGGACTTTATGCGGATAGACGAAGAAGAGATCCGATTCTGGATCAGGAAAGTTCCGGTAATTGACTCCATTAACACCAACATCGAAACCGACCTTAGAAACGAAATACCTTACTTTCTTAAGTACCTAAAGCAGATCGAAATGCCTAATCTTAGACGCTCAAGGATGGTGTTTACTGCCGATCAACTGAAGAATGATCAGTTAAATGACATTCAAAAAGAGTCATGGTCATGGCTCAGAAAGGAATTATTCATCGAAATTGAGCAGTTTTTTATGGAAAATAACCACTTAAATGAGGTAAAATGCACCGTTTTGGACATAAAAAAACGCTTTTTTGACCGTAATAATGCCGTTACAAACGCTTATTTATTGAAGGTTTTGAAGGATGAAATGCACTTTTTACCGTCAAAACCGGAAAGATACACTCCTTTTGACGGTGACTCTGTAACAAGGCGAATCGGTAGGGTGTTTACATTCAAACGCTCTGACTTTCAATTAAGTGAACTGGATAAAGTGGATGCAGAAGAGCCTTCGTTCTGAAAAAAGTGTAACAGTTACAAACTTAGCCGTGACAGAGTCCTGTTACGGCTATTTTATTTATATTCAATCGGTTAAGTCAAGTGTAACGCTGTAACGCCAAAAATGACCAAACCTATTGGAGTTTTATTGAAAAATTTAAGAAAAAATATAAAAAAAGGGTAAAAAGTCTGTTACACTGTTACAAATTTTATAATTAATTAATAATTAATATATTAAGTGTAACAGAGAGTGTAACAATAGCGTAACAGAGCGTAACAGGGCGTTACTGTACTATCTTTGCCACATGACCCCCAAACAACAACTTCAGGAGTTATATCAAAGAGCCAACCGTGAGAAGTACCCTAACTTCCCCGACCACCTTAGACCAGTGAAACCGATCAAGACAACTACGGCTAATGGATTGACTAAGGCTATTGTGGACTTTCTGAATCTTTCCGGTCACTTTGCGACACGGATTAACAATCAGGGAACTTGGGTTAAAGAGAAAGCCCATGTGAACGGAGGCTATTACAGACCATCAACTCAGGTGAAGGGTATCGCAGACATATCAGCTAACATCAACCGCAACGGTACGGCTCGGCCTGTTTGGATTGAGGTTAAGGTTGGCAAGGATAAGCAATCCGACGCTCAACGTGCCTTCCAGGAGCGAATAGAGCGTTCAGGAGGCACTTACTGGATTGTAAAGGACTTCGATCAGTTCTTTTCACTTTACACCACCTACATGGCTCAAAATTGATTATATTTGCACCCATGCCGAAAGCCTTAGAAGATTGTGTACGGAAGTTAAAGGGTCAGGGGGTGAAGGAATCATCAGCCTACGCTATCTGTACATCATCACTTCAAAAGTCAGGCAAGATTAAACGAGGTAAGAAATGAGATACCTGATCGCAATACTTGGACTTATTTTTGTGGGGTGTGATAAGGATGACGGATACAACTGCCGTCAGTGTACTGTGACCATTACTAAGTACTACCCAACAGGTGCTGAAGTTCAGATAGATGACCTGATTGACTGCACGGGAGCAGTTTACGATGAAGACCGTGCTTATATGTCCGGTAACCTTCCCATCCGTAAAGTGGTGAGGTGTAATCCGCATAAGTGATTGGCTCTAAAGTAGATACAAATAGATGAAAGGACAGAAGACAGGCGGACGAACCAAAGGCACTCCAAACGTTGTCACTCAGGAACTTAGAGAGCGTTTCAAGGAGTTTGCCGATGGTAACTTTGATAAGGTTCAGCAGTGGTTAGACCGTACTGCGGAAGATGATCCGGCAGAGGCTTTGAAGATATACCTGTCACTCACTGAGCGAATCATCGGTAAAGTAGCATCAACAAACATTGACCTAACAAGCAAAGGTGAGTCTATCGTTAAGCCAACCATTATCCTCGACCCTACGGTTAAGCCTGAAACAGACTGAGGCGTGGTATATTTTAGAGGATCAAAAAACAACTGAGATACTTTACGGTGGTGGTGCTGGAGGTGGTAAGTCTTATCTCGGTTGCGTTTGGCACATCACCCGAAGAACCACCTATCCAGGCTCACGGGGATTGATCGGGCGAAGTAAGATCAGCAACCTCGAACAGTCCACTTTGGTCACTTACATGAATGTGGCTCAGTTACTTGGCTACAAGATAGGTCAGGACTTCACATACAATTCACAGAAACACACCATCAACTGGGCAAACGGATCGCAGACAATTCTTAAAGACTTGTTTCTTTACCCATCTGATCCTGATTTTATTTCATTGGGTTCTACTGAGTTCACCGATGCTTTTATAGATGAGGCGAATGAAATCACTGAAAAGGCTTTCGACATCGTAAACTCCCGAATCCGTTACAGGTTAAGTCATTACGGGCTGATCCCTAAGATACTGATGACCTGCAACCCTTCGCCTGGATGGGTCAAGGAGAAGTACATCAGCAATGATAAGAAGCCTGTACGATTACAACCCTATCAGCGTGTGATTAAGGCACTTGTGACGGATAACCCTGATTCATCATTTGTTGAGTT